CGTCCAAAAGTACCTGAACTTACCCCCCCCCCCCCCGCAAATAATGCCAACTCATTCATGCACCGCCTTTTAATTTTGCAATTTTTGCTCGTATATTTTCTGGCATTGGTACAGCCTTTTTACTGTCTTGCTCGATCTTGACCAGTGCAGGGTCTTTTAAGGTCTTTGGCTTGATCTCTGGAATCTCAGCCCCATCCCATCGCTGTTGATTTAAATAAACCTTGGGTGCGGGTATGAATGCCCCATTGTCTTGAAGCCACTGAGCAGTGGTGGCCATCCATTGAATGTGTTTCAGGATAATGTGCTTTTGGCTGAAATAATAGGACTCAACCCATTTTTTCTTGCAAGCAGACTTTTCACCTTTTCGGACACATTTTGGATAAGCGATCCAGAATTCCTCAAAACCCTCGTCTGTCAGTGAAGTTCCTTTTGGTTGTTCATACCCAAATAAGTCCATGCTCTTTTCCTTTAGCCATAGTTTCTCCAAGGGTGGATAGATGGCTGTTTCTATCCTGACCTCTCCAGACTTTTAATGATGTATTACCTAAAAAGTCCCAAGTGCGCTTGACGGGTTAATTCGCTTATACATTTGGCCTTGTTACCACCGATGAACCAAATGCTTTACCAGTCGCTCAACCAACGCTGGTCGCCTTTTGCTCTGGGGTGTACAGAGTGCGGTGTTTTCTTCCAAGCCATCCATGCAAATGCGCTTCTATCGTGTGGAGTACGGCCTCCAAAAACAAAAACCCCTCAAATAACTCTGGTGGTCTTGGCTCTTGGCGAGAGCAACAGCAAACGAATGACGCTAATCAAAAGTTCACTTGCCGTCTGACAAGACCGCCACAGGTATCTGAGGGGTTCTTTAATTAGCGTCAATCGTCTGATGCCACTCAGACGCTTTGATTATAAGCATACTTTTTTTAATCTTGCAAGAATTTGCGTTTGTCACCAAATCTGGATGGATATTTTAGGAAATCATAAGCCCCCCTCCTGAACACCCGCGACTTCAGTTCATCGCCCTCATATATGCCAACACCCACCCATGATGGGGCTTTGACCTTTACCCTGCTGTCATGGATTGCCTCTCGGCCACTCTGGGTCAAGTGCCATTCCTCACCGATCTCGACCACCAGCCCGAGCCTCTGCATATCGTCCAAATATCGGACAAAGTGGATTGATAACTGAGAATTCACAGTGTCCATGTTGGTGAATGATCGGCTTGTTCTACCGCCTCCAGCCAAGCGAACAAGAAGGGTTTTGTGGCCATGTGAGAGTTTCATTTTTTGTTTGCGATAAAGGTTTTAGAGATAAATTCTTTTTGGCAGCGTGACTGGCTCACCATTTGAGCCTCGTAAAGAGTAGAACAGTCAGAGCAGGGTGAGCAGACCTCTTTTGAGACTTTTGCCCAATATTGCCACTCCAGAAAGATTTTCCTGTCTGGAAAGCAGTGAGGATAGAACTTTTCATGGAACATTTGCCATTGTTGCTTTTTTTTAACAATTTTGCAGATATTTATCTAATTCTTTGAAAAAGTGTGTGTAAAATCATTTATGCGCTGAAATCACTCAGCCATAACAAGGAGAACTGCAAATGAACAAACCTCAATTCACTTTTAATCTGATCGAGAAATTCGATCCAAAAACTTATAACTCAACTTGGTCAATCGTCAATGATGATGGCGAAAGATTTGAATCTTTTGCTGACCATGAAGGAGAGAAGGCATTTGAAGTTTGGATGTCTTATTTGTCTGAAGAAGAAAAAGCGCAATATCTTGATTATGTTGCAGACTGTGATGCTGCTGACGCAGTTTGGCATGAGCAACAAAAAGAGCGTTTGCACTTTTCATTTAACTAAATCAAAGGGGCTTAATCCCCTATTAACTGGAGAACTACATGAACACTCGTTTCCTTCGCCATGTGCGAAAAATCTTTGCTACTTATGACGCACCCCCAGAAACGATCAGGTCTTATCAAAGACAGTGGGTCAGATCAGTGCGTCAACTTGGAGACAAGTGGCTGGTGGCTAAACAAATCAAAAGGATTGAACAATGAAACTCATCGCCACAGCATTGGTAAAGGCTCAAATGCGCTTTGCACCAGCACTCAAGACCTCGACCAATCCGCACTTCAAAAACAAATATGCAAACCTTGCCGCTTGCGTTGAAGCCGTTATCGACTCACTCAACTCAAATGGAATCGCCCTTGTTCAGCAGACCCATGAGCATCCAAATGGCATTCTGGTCGAGACTGTGTTTCTGCATGAGTCTGGTGAAATGCTCAACTGTGGAAAGTTATTCTTTCCAGCACAAAAGAATGATCCTCAAGGGTTTATGGCTTGCCTGACTTATGGCCGCAGAGCGTCTTTAATGGCCGCCTGTGGCATTGCACCAGAGGACGATGATGGCAACACAGCCAGTCGCACAAAAGAGCCTGTAAGAGAGCCAGTCAAAGAAACCAAGATTCCACCAGCAATCTCAGATCAGCGTTTGCTTGCAGCCATTTCAAAGATCAAGTCTGGTGAGTACACCACCGACAAACTCAGGGCTTCATTCAGGCTTACTGGTGAGCAAAATGAGAAACTGATCTCGGAGTTGTCCAATGCTTAAATTCAGAGCATCGAGCCTGTCTCAGATAATGACCGACCCAAAAGGCAAGGGTGAATTGTCTGTCGGTGCAAAGACTTTCATTGCCAAGCAAGCCAAAGAATTTGTTTATGGCTTTGATGAAAAGATTTCCTCAAAGTACATGGACAAAGGAATTCAAGTTGAGGATCAGTCAATTGAACTTCTTAACTCGGTTTTGTTCACCAGTTACCAAAAGAACATCGAGCGAAAGGACAATGACTGGATTACTGGTGAGTGCGACATATTCACTGGAGACTCAATCATTGACATCAAGTCCTCATGGTCGCTGACCACCTTTCCAGCCTTGGCCGAGCAAGGTGAAGACAAAGATTATGAGTGGCAACTAAGGGCTTATATGTGGCTCTGGAATGTTGACAAAGCCTCGATTGCATATTGCCTTGTCTCGACCCCAGAGGACTTGATTAAGTATGAGGACGCAAGCCTTCACCAAGTCGATCACATCGCGCCTGAACTCAGAGTCACCCGAGTCTTTTATGAGAGGGATAAAACCCTTGAGGACAAGATCAAAGTGAAGGTGGAAGCCGCCCGAGAGTATTACCAACAAATCATAAACCAAATCGCTAAAGAGCATCAAGGAGAAAATTAAATGGCTTCAGTAAATAAAACAATTTTGATCGGTGCAGTTGGCCGTGACCCAGAGGTGCGATATTCGCAGTCAGGAAAAGCAATCGCAAACCTTAGCATTGCAACCAGTCAGAAACGCAAGGACAAGCAGACTGGTGAGTACATTGAAGACACTCAATGGCATCGGCTCAAATTCTTTGACAAACTCGCTGAGATTGTTGGTGAGTATGTCAAGAAAGGCTCGACCATTTATGTTGAGGGTCAAATTAAATATGGCAAGTTTACAAACAAGGATGGGATGGAAATCTCAACTGTGGATATTGTTTGTAATGAAATGACCATTCTGAGCAAAGCAAAAGATCAAAAAGATCAACCAGCAGAAAAGCCAAAGCAAGCGTTACCAGAATTTGATGATGACTTAGACCTGCCTTTTTAACTTGGAGAACTACATGAAAACAGCAGGAATCGAGAGAGTTTGGAAAAACGCTGGCACTTGGTCAGATCAAGCCATGAATTTGCTTTTGAGTTTCTCAGCAAGGCAAAGAGAGGAATTCACAATGGAAGACTTCAGAAACTATGCTTCCATGCGTTATTTGCCAGAGCCACACCATGACAACTGTTGGGGTGCGTTGTTCAATGTGGCAGCAAAGCAATTTGTCATCAAGCCAACTGGCAACATGGTTGTTGCTGGCCGAGCAAAGGCTCATGGTCGCATGATTAGGACTTGGGTGAGGGCTTAACGCTTCAGGATGGCCAAGGCTTCCTCAATGTGCTTAATTCGATCCTCAAGACCGATAAAGCCACCATTGATTTTCTTGGTCATTCCTTTGTAGTCTCTGGCATCCGCAAACTGGTTGAGTTTGTGGGTGTCCCAAAACCATCCCGCAGTCAAGATCGCATATTGTGGAGTGGCCACCAAGTCTGGCTCAAGCACAAAATCAACTCCCAAAGCCTGACCAGCGTGATAGTAGTTGGCATGGCCAGTCAACTGAATGCAACCTCTCCCGCGAAACCTCCAGCCATCGTCAGAAGCCTCGTCCCTGTTGCCCATCCGAGCACTGTAAACAACATTTGCGATCATCCGAGGATTGCGCTGACAGGCTTGAGCCTTGGCCGCATCAAATCGCTTTGGCCAAATCTTTTGAAGTGCCTCAGCCCGATAATTTAAATTCTCAACCAAGAACTTAAAACCACCACTCTCATGGGAGACTTGGCCAATGAAGCAAGCCTGTCTGATAGGGCTTGAAATATCAAATCTGTCAAAGGTGGCATTTAATGGATCGAGCCATTGCTCACCAATGTGCATTTGTCGGAGTTGTTCAGGACTTACCATTTATCAATTCTCTCATTTGATTGTAAGAATCCACGCAAGCATTAAGAGCCGCAGTGTTGCGATCACCCTGAGCCACTATTTCCGCAATGGCTGCGAGGGTTTCTCTGTCGGCTTCGCTTGCTCTGTCGGCTTCGCTTGCTCTGTCGGAATCAGAAGTTGAGTCAGCCTGTCTGTCAGGTTGACTGGTTGCTTTTGAATCTGCGCTGGCAATGGTGGGATTTGTGGTGGTTGATGGACAACTTGCGGAGGGGAAGCGCACCCGACCAGCGCGAATGGCACGATCCAGAGCAGTTTGTTTTTGATTGACAACATTTGTGGCCTCCAATAATTTGGTTGAGTTTTGATTAAGTTTCTCATTTAACAGTTGCTCAGTTTTGCGAGATTCCTCGTTCTTTTTGGCAATGGCAATCTTCATGTCATCGTCACGCTCGATCCAGCCGTAATGGTGGCCAACTCGATAAGTCCCAAAAAGGGAAATTAGAACACCAACGATTAACCAAGGAAGTGGGATTGGTAGCATTACTCAGCCTCTTTTCTTGCATTGGCCAAAAGTTCTCTCTCATCATCATCCTCAAGGTGGTCTGGAGGTGTGGTCGGTGGTGGTGGTGGAGTCCAAGACTCATCCAGTTCTGGGTTTTTCCAGACAGGCATTGCACCGAAAGGTTGGCTTGGCAAACCATAAGCCGATTGAGGTGGTGCATAGTTTGAGCCATATTGTTGGCCATAACCGCCTTGAAAGCCTCCCATCGGCTGACACATAGGTTGCATTGATTGAGGTTGATTTGGAGTCCCAAAAGCCTTTGCAGCCGCACCAGCAGCCCTTTTGGTCATCACTCCACCAATACCGCCAACAATCAGCAAAACAATGTCGTTAAGCATCTTTGTGTAAGCCTGATCTATTGGAGCCATGCTCTTGATTGGTTGAGTCACAAATGTCACTGAGTAAAGCAAAGCAATGACAATGAAACACAAAATGCAAGTGACAACAATGACAACAAAGCCCCAAACTCGGACTTCAAATTCTTCAGTTGTTAGGTTTGGCTTCTGGCTGTTGGACATCGTTAACCTTTTTTTCAAGAATTGGTGCGACCAAATACTCTGGACAAGTTTGGGTGAATAAGCATCGAGGTTTCTGACATTCTGGCTCAGTGAACTTGTCTGGGTCTTGACATTTATACCGATAAACATCTTTGCAACCAGTCAGCATCAAAAGAGCAATTGCGATCAGATATTTCATGCTTTGATGTCCACCGCTTTAGCCCATTGAGTTTTGATCTCTTGAACTCTTTGTTGCTGTTCGGCCTGTCTGGTTAACTCTGCCAAACGCTTCATATTCTGTTGATGGATCACTCGGTGAGCCTCTGACAACATCTGAGCATTCTGTTGATAAGTGGTGATTCTCATTTTCCTAGACCAACCTTTCCAAGCAGTAAATTAACGATCCGATCCGAGAGATCATCGGGCAAAAAGCGCAGAAAACCAAGCAGCCATAAAGCCACTACACCATAAACGAATATCTTTAGGCAGAGGTCAAACGTCTTCTGATACTCGTTCATTTTTTTTTAACCTTGGATAAACAACTATCCAAAAAAAATAGTTAAAAGGTACAGCAAACCAAAGAACTATATCAATCCAAGTCATCTTCCACACCTTCTGGTGGTTTCACAAAACTCCATCAATTCATAAATTCCAATTGCCACCAAAAAGAGGACAAACGCCACCCCACCAATGATGATGGCCAATTCATTCATCTCTTGTTCTTTTTGTTTAGCCTTTTTCTCTGCCTTCTCTAAAGACCTCAGTTCCCTTGCATCATCGATGTCCATTTGTGCTTGACGTTCTTTGATCTTATTCCACGTCAAAATCTGGCCAGAGGTCATAAATAGCATCTTCAATTCTTCTTCAAAGGCTCTCGCTTGCTCAAGGGCCATCTCGATTTGAAGTGCCTGACCCATGTTTGAGCCTTTGTTTTTTTTTGCCTCAAGCAAGGCTTTGGTGCAAGTAGCCTTGGCATCGAACATCTTACCGATCATCGGTGCAAGCGAGCCAAGATCGTTGGCCACCTTGCTGGCCTTCTTGACCATGCTAATCGCGGATTGGATACCCGCTAGAGCCGTGATGGGATCGATCATTTTCTCTCAACCTTTTGCCACTCAAGACACACTACTTTTCGGTTATAGACATCACCTGTCCACGCCCATCTCACACATCTGTATTCAGTTTTATCTTTACTAGATGCCACCAATGTAAACAATATTGATGACATCAACAACCATTTCACAAGATGACCCAAGCAATGATGTAAAAACACCAAATGACAGTCAGACAAAACAGGACTGCGCTAGTTAAAGCAACAGCCCAATCTTTCATTTTTTCAAATCTTTGTAGATTGACCAGAGTTTGTGGCCAATTAGCAAGACTGTATAAATCAGAGTCGCCCAAAGCACCAACTCGCTGACTTGAACCCCGAGGACAGTCGCAAGTGAAACAGTCGCAGGAGGAGCAACCTTGGCCACAATTGCTGTGGTGGTTTCTGCATGAGTTTGAGTCATCGCTCTTGAACCTCAATTGTGAGAGTTCTGTCTTCAGTCCGAGTCGGATTGTTTGTGGTCACAATTCGGTTTGTCAGACGATAAGTCTTCCCAGCAGTGCCACCAGACACCCAGACCACACTCGATGTGGCTGTCTTTGCAGAGGTGTTGATTGTGATGGAGTCAGGATTGAGCCAAGTTGAGGTGTTTATTTCCTCAGACTCAGAAAGCCAGTCTGACCAATCAAAACTGTAATCCAAAACCGCATTGGGGTCTTTAATAAAATCAGCCATTTGAAACTCTCCAAATTTCGCCATCGTTGCCCATATATAACACCCGAGATTCTAAAGGAACATAGATTTCTCTGATTTCCTCATAGACATAAAGTCTTCGAGCCTCTGGTGCAGTTGATACCGCATAAGCAGAAACCTCTGGAACAACAGCAGTTGCAGTGGCAATCTGGACTTGAATCAGGGCTGTGGCTGTCAGGGAAACAGTAGGAACAACCGAGCCGACAGTGTTCACATTGGCATAAGCGTTGCCATTGCCATAAGCACTGGCTTGTGGAGCAGTTGTTGACTCAGTTGAGATTCCAACTTGAATCAGAGCGTCAGCCGTAACCGAGAAAACTGGTGCATTTGCTGCCACAGTGCCGATCAGGGCAGAAGCAACCGCAAAACCCACCGCAGACGCACTAGGAGCGTTTGCAATGACTGTTTCAATGCTTGCTTGAGCAGTAGCACCACCAGTGGCAGAAAAGCCTAAAACGCTTGCTGTGACAGTTCCAATTGCTGATTGAGCCGTTGCATCAGCAAAGACAGAAACAGCAGGAGCAGAAGTCGTGACAGTTGCAACAAGTGCTGTGGTGTTTGCGTCACCAGTCGCAGTGACATTTGGTGCAGTTACAGCGTCAGTCGAAATTGCGACTTGGACTAATGCACCACCAGTGGCATTAGCCGAAATCGCAGAAACTGAAACAGATGGAATAGACGCACTGGCAGTCGCATCAAGACCCGCAAAGGTACTGAATGGAAACTCTCCAAATGCGTGAATTCCGAACATTACTCAGCCTTTTGTTCTGGTTTTAATTGAGAATCTGCTTGCTCTTTGATTTTGACGATCAAAGGCCACACACCACTTGATGATGGCAGTTGTCCCAAAGTTTGTAAAACAAAATTGATTTCATTGACATCTAATTCTAAATTCATGCTGCGCTCCAAGGCAAAGGTTGTGAAGATGGGCTTACTGGTGGAGTAATCATTGAGTCAATCTGACCCTGCACACACGCTTGTGCGCTTGCAATAGCAGACTCAGGAATCCAACCAATCACGATTGCTTCTGTGAGGTCAGCATAAGGAGTTATTGCACCCTCTTGGTCAGCAGAATTAAATTGAGTATTGCCACCGATAGAGGCAGTGTTAGTGCCGTCTACGCCAGTGACTTGATACAGCACGTTAACAACGTAATCTGGCTCTGGGGTATTGAGCGTGTACATTGAGGTAATGGTAGTGGTAAATGTCGTCATTTTGGTTTCCTTAATTAACCATGATTGGCAAATTGTCCGTGTGCCGTTTCACGCCATAACTCCATAAACTCCTGCGCCAGTTCTTTTGTTTCAAACCCGCCAACAGTTTTGAGTTTCTTGTTTGTTCGCAATGAACAAGTCCAGTTTTTATCTTTTTTGGGCTTACACACGCCTTTAATACCTGACGTATTGTGGCATGGCAGTCTAGCGTTTCTGGCATTTTCAGCCCTACTAGCCAAGCGTAGATTTTCAATCCGATTGTCTTCACGATTGCCATTAATGTGGTCTACATACTTTGGCAAATGCCCATAGTGATACAGGAACACTAGGCGGTGCTTCAAGTACATAGAGCCTTTGATGACCACACGCCAATACGAATCTTTGGTGTTTCTATAACCCGCAACAGTTCCGCATACAGCCAAGTTGGGCGGTCTTGCTTTCCAATGCAAATCTCCATCCCTGTATTCAAACAGGGCTTGGACTGTTTCTTGAGTTAATGTCATGTTTAAACAGTTTGAGCCGCTATTTGGGCTTGATAAGCCGCAATCACTTCAGCAGTCCAGACTGTATTGCAAATAGCAACAACATTAGTGGGAACGCCAGTTAAGTCTTGTGCTGGTGTTAGGCTTGAACGATGGTAGGTTTTACTTAACTCTTTGCCATCCTCCATAATGCGAGTTGCCTCACGATACAGAACGATGCCGTTTTCGGTTACTGTGATTTGGTCAACAGTTGTGGTTTTGGTAAGTGACATGATTTTCCTTTGGTTAGTGTCCGACCTGATAATCCAATCAGGTTAATAAACTTTGTGGTTAAGCGGCAATGTAGTTAAATGAAACATAAAACTGGTCGCCTGTAGCAAGGGTGCTTGCGTCTATAACGACCTCTACTACATTTTGGTTTTCATATATATTTACTGCCCTTACTGCGGCTTTTACACTAAATGCTGTTCCACCACGACCAGCGTATTCATCTAAATCAGCGGTTGTAAAGGGTAAATTTCCAATTTGAACAGCAGTGCCAACAGCACTGGCAACGCTTGCTACTTCTAAAAGACCTTGCACATAAACAACCCTTCCAATTTTTGTGTATGCAAGCCTATCTACAACAGAATATAAAGTGATTGTTCCTGATGTCGATGGGGCAACCGTTGCTGTAAACAACCCCTCCTCATAGTCATCCAACGTATTAGCGTTTGATGATGCGTTTTGAGTTGCGGGGAACTGAATCTGACCAAAAGGCAAAACAACTGTTCCACTTTCCAACACCTCAAACAACTTGTTGTTGTTGTCAATGCTTCGCTGGTTTGTGCCAACAGTAAACGATTCTCCTGTGTTGTTATTATCGCAGTCAATGTTAATACGAATTGAGCCACCATTGTTTATCACCATATTGTTGGATGACGAATTTTCAAGTCTTTCGCCCAACCAAAAAATATTGCCACCGCTAGTGTTGTCAATTTGGAGTTTTGGATTCCCATCCCCATCAGACAGCACGATGTAGTTGCTTGCTGTGCGAATGTCTAGGCCACCTTGGTTGCCGTTGTAGCCGCCAAGGATAGTATTGTCGGAGCCAGTGGTCATGGCAAAACCAGCACCGTAACCAGTAACACTATTACTTCCCACAAAAGTGTTTCCACTTCCTGTCGTGGCGTTGTAACCAGCAACGTGTCCTACAAATGTATTTGAACTGCCTGTTGTACTAATTCCAGCCGCCCTACCAATATATGTGCAATATGAGCCACTAACATTTAATAAGCCCGCTGTTTCGCCCACAAAAGTGTTAAATGTGCCTGTTTGGTTTGTATACCCAGCCTGATAACCTACAGCAGTGTTGGAAGATGCTGTGGTGTTGTTTAATAAAGCAGAGCCTCCAACCGCCACATTATAATTTCCAGATGTATTGTAGCCAGCACGATAACCAAGATATGTCCCTTGGTCGCCACTTGCAGTAGCACCATTTGCGTAACCAGCTTGGTATCCTACGGCAGTAACACCGCCATTAGTTGCATTGCTATAACCAGCTTGAGTACCAACAAAGACATTAAATGATTGAAGATTACTGTATCCAGCTTGATAACCTATGGCAGTATTGTCTGATGCTGTGGTGTTGGCTTGGAGTGCGCCAAATCCAAATGCCGAGTTGTAAGAACCCGAACTATTTGCGCCTAATGCAACAACGCCTACTGCGGTATTAGCCGCACCTGAAGTAAATAAATTAAGTGCGCTACGACCTACCGCCGTGTTGTATTCGCCAGTTGATGCACCAGAAACACCTCGACCAGCATTTGTTCCTACAAATGTTCCGTAATTTCCCGTTACAAAATAAGCCGCTTGATAGCCAAAGGCATCTATACCAGTCCCAACCGTGTTTGAGTAAGCCGCCTGATAACCTACAGCAGTATTGTTAGATGCTGTGGTGTTAGAATAGAGGGATAAAGCACCTACCGCCGTGTTAGTTGTTCCCGTTGTGGTCGCTCCAAGCGAGTCTTCACCAATGGCTACGTTGTAAGTGCTTGTGGCT